TGGTATGGGTAACTCCCTTATCATGTTGGCCATCGTCATGGCGACGATGTCCCAGGTGGGCTGCCGCCATTGGGACACGCTCGTCGACGGTGACAATGCTTTAATCTTCCTGCCCGGCAGCGTCGCCGCACGGGTTCGTGCTGCCTTCCCCACTGCTGCGCTCCATGTTGCGGGTCATACCATGACCCTGGAACAGAGCGTCTCAGATGTCGAGTCAATTACCTTCGGCCAGTCGAGGCCCATCAAGACCAAGGGCGGTTGGAAGCTAGTGCGTGACTATCGCAAGGTGATCTCCCACGGGACATCAAGTCACGCCCATCTTCGTGAATCGCGCTATGCCCTGGAGTATCTCCGGGGCGTGGCATGCTGTGAGGCATCATTGGCCGATGAGGTCCCTATCCTCTGGAGTTGGACCAACCACCTACTGGCGCAAACGGAATCTGTCAAGCGCGTCAGGCTGCACGGCCTGGCGGACTATCAGGCCATGGGGTTGGCCGTGGGCGAGGTGGTGGCCGCTGCACGCCGAGCGAAAAGACCCGATGATGAGACCAGGGCAAGTTTCGCCAAGGCCTTTGGGATAGGGCCTGACGAGCAACTCAGGTTGGAGTCTCTCTTGCTGCGAGACGGCATATTAGTTAAGCCGTTCGAGCAGTGGGATCGTGAGTTCCAACTTGCCTGGTCAGTCGAGTTGAATTAGCTCGGTGCGGTGGACAATTTCCGGCCCGCACGGTGGTACGTTCTGGGACGGGACATATTTCCCCGAGGACGTGCGTTATACCGGCGGGTGCTTTTCTTCTTGCTGCCGTTTTCGTGTGCGTTTGTGTCGAGCCCCTTCAACCTAGAGGGCGCTATTGTTAGGAATGAACCATCGGACCAGCCGTTGGGGTGCGCCTAGCTGACGGCGTTTTGGGTTGGATGCCTCGCACTGGACGAAGGTGACACCTTAGGGTGGTAGCACCGTGTAGTCCGTGGCGGGGGTTGCGGTTGTTGGTCTTTTGCGGCACCGGGTGTCTCCCGAAGCAGACCATAGCCCTTGCTCTCCCAAGTGGGGAGTATCCTGGACTACCCTTGTGGCC